AGTTTGTTGTTTTCGCTCTATAATGAAGTTCAAAATATGACAAAACTTGCACGCGATTTAGTAAAGTATGTGCGTGATAAAGCAAAAGGACGATATGCTAAAGGAAATGAGTGTTACGTCTGTGAATCGTCAGATAATTTAGATTTTCATCACTTCTACAGTTTAACCGAACTACTTAATGTGTGGATGAGAAAAAATCGACACAACCCTAAAAATGAAGAAGATATTCTAAATATTCGAGATAAATTCATAGAAACGCATACACGAGAGGTATACGATGAAGCAGTCACGCTTTGCCACACGCACCACTTACAATTACATTCTGTCTATGGAAAAAATCCTGGACTTGGAACCGCTGAAAAACAGAAGCGATGGTTGGAAAAACTAAGAAATGGCATGGTATAGTTTCTGGAATACAACCAAAGAAAACCCCGCTCAGCCAAGCATAGCTCTGTCTGAAGGATCGCTTATTGAATCGCGGGAGATTGTAAATAACTATCGCGTACAATATGAAAATTTGGAAGTTGTCAATCGAGCGGTAAACATGCTCGTAGATGACATTGCTGAGATTCCGATTGCTGTTGGCAATAAACTGCCTGGTATTATTCCTGGAGCAAGACCTGCTACAGAAAACGGATCTATTGTTCCAGTGTTTCGGCAAAAGCAAGTTTACAGCCTATTAAATTTACAACCAAATCCTTATCAGGATATCAATAGTTTTCGAAGAAATCTTTTCGTTGACTATGTAATTGACGGAAACATATTTGTTTACTTTGATGGCTTGTATCTATATCATTTGCCTGCAAATCTCGTTGAAATTATACCAGATAAGAAAAACTATATTGCAGGATATACCTATGATGGTTTGCTCGACTTTAAGCCGTGGGAAATCGTTCATATTAATGAGAATTCGTTCTACTCAATTTATCGTGGAGTTTCTCGGCTGCGACCCGCTTATCGCACTATGCAGCTCCTTTCCAAGATGCGAAAGTTTCAGGATAACTTCTTCGACAACGGAGCAGTGCCAGGACTTATCATTAAAAGTCCCAGCACGTTAAGCGATAAAGTACTATCAGTAATATCAACTTCAAAGAGATGGATTTTCAGTCATCTGTAGTCGCTCTCGAAAATATTATTCTAAAGTCAATTGGTGTGCCTCCATTGCTGCTTGACTCTGGTAACAATGCAAATATTCGTCCAAACCATCGGCTTTACTATCTTGAGACAGTAATGCCGATTTTGCGTAAGTATATGTTTGCTTTTGAAAGATTCTTCGGATTTAATTTAACTGAAGATGTTACTAATATTCCAGCATTACAGCCAGAGTTGAGCGATCAAGCAAGATACTACTCGACACTTGTAAACGGTGGAATTTTAACTCCGAACGAAGCTCGAGTAAAGCTTGGCAAAGAGCCAATGGAAGGTTTAGACACAATTCGAGTTCCTGCCAACATCGCGGGGTCTGCAGTAAATCCTGACGTTGGTGGTCGCCCTAGCGACGAAGCGGAAAGCGCATAATGGAATACGGCGACGGAAGCTTTGAAGGAGCAATGCGGCGTCGACGCAGACGTCCACGAGTAAAATTTCGTTACAAAGCAAACTCGGTTTTATCGCTGAGTTTACCGCTTGCAAATCGAGGAACTACTGAATTTAACTTTGCTACTTATTTTACAGGAGCAAATTTAAGTTTTAGTACAAGCGGCAATACAGGCAATCTGTCTTTGAACGCAAATACTGGAGTTGCAAATACTTCTTCAGTATATAATGGAGCTACAACTTACGAATTTTATGTGATTGCTACCAGCTCACTAGGCATGGTAACTTCACCCAAATTCAATCTAACTACGGTATAAATATGACGAAAGGACAATTATTAGAAGTTGTTGCTAAGTATTTCGCAGAAAAAAATAAATTTATGACAATGCGAGAGTATAAGCAACAAGCTGACTTCCCAGTCAGCCCAAATTTAATTATACGGTGCTTTGGATCTTGGGGAAGGCTTCCAGGTAAGATTCGTAAGTATCATCCTGAACTCGCTGCAAAAATTGATAATATTCATGCTGTGGCAAGAGAAGTGGAAGAAGAGCCTGTAAAGCCTCGTCGAGCTTCTAAACCTGTCGAAGAATGAAAGTAGGAGATTATGTAAAGTGGAATTCTTCTGGAGGCATAGCCAAAGGAAGAATTGAACATATAATGACAGAAGGTGTTTTAGGAGTTCCTGGTAGCAGTTTTTCAATAAATGCTAGCAAAGACGATCCTGCAGCACTTATTCGTATTTATCGAGATGGAAAAGAAACCGAAACTCTTGTAGGGCATAAAGTTTCCACTCTTACTCGTATATCGAAAGAGGAGGCTCTAAAAGCTGTACAGGAAGTAACTGTAATGAGTAAAAATTTCTTTTTAAGCACAGAATTTAAAGCTCTTGTTTCAGAAGATGGTGATACCTATATTACAGGTCTTGCCAGTACTCCAGATGTTGATCGTACTGGCGATATCATCGAAACAAACGCTTGGATGAAGGGAGGCCTGGATAACTATCGTAAGAATCCAGTAATTCTTTTCAATCACTCGTATGCAAAGCCAATTGGAAAAGCGGTAGAAATTCACCCAGATCCAGATGGCTTACGAATCAAGGCTAAAATCTCAAAAGCCGCTGGCGAGATTTTAGACTTAATCAAAGACGGAGTCCTTGGCGCTTTTTCCGTAGGTTTTCGAATCAAGGATGCCGATTATATGCCGGAAACCGACGGATTTAGAGTTAAGGACGCAGAACTGTTTGAGATTTCGGTTGTTTCTGTACCGGCAAATCAATCTGCCGTCTTTTCATTGTCAAAGTCCTTTGATTCGTCCGAGGATTATCAATTATTTAAAAGAACGTTCATGAATGACGGCCTAGAAGGACTTGAAGAAAAAGTAAATGCTGAATCTTCGAGCGCCGCTGCGCCGGGAGAAGCGACTAAAGTCGCAACTAAGGAGATTAAACACATGGATCCAAAAGATTTAGAAGCATTGGTAGCTTCTGTCGCAGAAAAGACTGCACAGACGTTAGCTGCTGCACAAATTGAGCGTGAAGAAAAGGCTCGAGTTGCTGCAGAAGAAGCTGCTCGCAAGCAATCGGAAGAAAAGGCACTCTCCGATAAGATCTCGGTAGCAGTAACCACGGGTGCTGAGCGCCTTGTAGCTGACATTGAGAAGCGTTTTGCCGACAAGAACGCCGATCTGGAAAAGATCGTAAACGAACTGCGTGGCGAAATTTCGGAAAAGTCACAAGAAATCATGAAGATGCGCGAATCAAAGCGTATTTTCAATGATCGTACAGACTCAGACTGGAAGAAGGCATTTGCAAAAGATGCTGATGATGCATATGTACTAGGCCTGGTAACTCGTAAGGGATGGCAGGACACGACTCTGGGACGTTCACTGATTCAGAAAGTAAACACTCAGGCAGGCGTAGAAGTTTCTTCGGCTGACTTCGAGCAAATCGTTTCGACAAGCATCGAGCGTGATATTCAAAATGCTTTGATTCTTGCTCCTCTGTTCCGTGAAATTCCGATGACCGCAGCAAGTCTGATTCTGCCAATTCTGCCAGACGCAGGTTATGCAGAATTTACCTCGAATCAAACTGCAAGCGGCTCTTCACCGAAGGGTAACTTAGATCCTCGTTCAAATGCATACGGTTCGCCTTACATTGGCGTATCGATGACGGAACGCGTGCTGACCACGAAGAAGCTGATTTCGAAGAGCTATCTTGGCAACGAAACTGAAGAAGATGCAATTCTGCCGATTCTTCCGTTGATTCGTGAGTCGATGATTCGTTCGCATGCTCGTGCAATCGAAGCTTCGCTGCTGGTAGGTAACATTTCTGATGGTCCTTTTGGAACTTCAGGTGCTTCTTACGACGGTCTTATCAAGCTGGCGGATGCAGACAGCCACAAGACTCAAATCACTGGCGTAACGACTGCAAACGCAGCTGTTACAACTGCAAATCTGTTAACGCTGCGTAAGAACATGGGCAAGTATGGTGTTCGTCCGGAAGACGTTGTTTACATCGTTAACCAGCGCACTTATTTTGAACTGCTCGAAGATGCAGAATTCCAGGACATGAACCTGGTAGGAAATCTGGCTACGAAGATTTCTGGTCAAGTAGGACAAGTGTACGGAAGCCGTGTACTGCTGTGCGATGAGTTTGCAACTCCTGCTGCTAACAAGTATGCTGCAGTGGCTGTTTACGCACGTAACTTCGTTGTTCCTCGGCTTCGTGGGGTCACTGTTGAGTCAGATTATGATGTTGAAAATCAGCGTCGTGTTCTGGTTGCTTCACAGCGAATCGGCTTTATCGATCTTATCGATGGCGCCACTTCGAAGTGGGCACTTCAGTATCCTTCCTCGTAAGTTACAGCGTAGCTTGCAACAAAAGGAGAGGGGCCTTCCCCTCTCCTTTTTCTAAATCGATTTACTCAGTCAAGTTTTTTATAAGTTGATTATATGGCAGACTTAATAACAATTGATGACTATAAAACTTTGATGGGAATTACAGGCGTAAAAGATGATGAAAAAATCAATATGCTTATTCCTAGTATTAGTCAACTTGTAAGAAACTATTGTGACAATCCTATAATCGATTACTATTCAACTCCTTTTGTTGAATATTTTGATGTGCAATGGGATACTTATACTGCTCAGTTAAAGTATAGCCCAATTGTAAATATCTCTTCTGTTTACGAAAGAGAGACGCAATCGTCAGATTATGTACTATTAGTTGCAAACTCAGACTATTGGTTTGACGTAGTATCTGATAGCGTATTTCGCACAACTTCAGATGGTCGTTATCGTAATTATCCAAAAGGTACTGGTGCAGTAAAAGTTACTTATACTTGTGGGTACGCAAATACTCCAGTTGACTTAAAACTTGCTATTGTTGATTTAGTTACATACTACTTAAAAGACGAAAGAAAAGAGCGTAGAAGTCTTGGAGCAGCCACTATTTCTTATGCCAAGAACTCAGATGACGGTAGTTTTCCGGACTACATTAAAAGAGTACTTGATATCTATAAAATATGAGCACTCCGGCTCAAATAGAGTTATGGACTAAAATAACAAGTAAGTTATCGGAACGTTTACAAAAAAGTACAGAACAAATACGAAAAGTAGTTGAAAGACGATTAGGTCAAATTTATATTTTTGATCCTGAAGCACTTACTAAGACTGTTCAAGATCTTTTTACTGGGTCTATTAATTACAAAGGATTTGGTCTTACAAAAAATCAGATAGAAAATGTAACACGAGAATTAGACATTAAAACTAAGTATCGTCAAGAATGGCAAGAAGTTTTAAGAAACTGTGAAGAATTAGCAAAACAAAAAGAAGATCAAGCATTTAAAGGAGTTGTAGAAAGAAAAACAGGCGGGCTTTCTACTGCTCAAAGAAAAGAATATATTAAGAAAATTTTAATGGGAGAAGGAGAAGGCGGGAGGCTTCCATTATCTCCAGGAGCTACTGCTTATCTATTTAGAAACTATAATTTTGCAGTAGAGTATCAAAAAGAAATTTCTGATAAGTATATACGTCCTTTTTTAAAAAATACAGTTATACCAAATTTAAAAGGAGTAGGAGTAGGTAAAGTTAAAGAATCACTTCTTGCTTCTGTAGACAAAAGTTTTTTGAACGTAGGGCATGGTGCAACAATTGGAGCGTCTGTAGCCGCCACTCAAACGGCGGGTGAACTTGGAGGCGCTATAGCTAGAGCGAAAGCAGCTGGTTTACCTGAAGAACAAATAGTTAAGTTACAAAGACTATATGATAGTACATTAGAACGATACTCTAAAGTAGGTTTTACCACAGAAGATATAAATACAACAATTCAACAAAAATATTTTATTGATACAGTTAAAAGATTTTATTTAACAACTCGTGGTACTTTTAGAGGTGGATATATTTCAGTACTAAGCTTACAGTCTACTTGGGATAATAATATCGATTCCGCTCAAGAAAAGTTAATTAAAAAAGATTTAGAGTCTCAAGTACAAGAATTAAGCCAAGAAATATTGACAACACCAGGTTCAACAAGTTTACTAGAAGGTTTTGAACAAGTTATTTTTCATAGTACTATAGGAAAAAATAAATTAAGAACTACGGGCAAATCTCAAAAAGAATATAAAAGCACAAATAAAATTTCTTTAACTTATGGTTCTAGCGAAAAGATTAAGTCTGGAAAAAAGAAAAAAGCTCAAAAAGTTACTGCTAATTTATCGACGTTAAAAAGCAAAGAAAGAGCAAAAACCGTAGTTAATCAAAAAGAAATGTCAGCAAGTCCTTTAGAGATGATTGCTTATATTAATAGAAGTTTGCGTGTAGAAGTTGATAAATTAATGGTTACTCCCAGACTTGAAACGCGTACTGGAAGATTTGCTCAAAGTGTTCAAGTTAGAAATATTACTCAAACTAAACAAGGATTTCCTTTAATTGATTATACTTATCAACGAGATCCTTACCAAGTGTTTGAAATGGGTGTAGGAAGAATTCCTTGGGCTACGCGAGATCGAGATCCTCGACCACTAATTGATCGAGCTATACGTAATATTGCAGCAGATATGCTAAAAGCTCGAATTTATACGCGGAGAATTTAACTATGTCAGTTACACGAAAATATACAACTCGACGACTGGCAATAGTGGAAGCAATCGTAGAAGTATTAAAAACTATAAATGG